TTCCATTTCATTAAAAACATCAATAAGCTGCATCATGCCCTTATGTTCAATATCTATAAGAGTTTCTGCACCACAACTGCAAAACTCTTGTAACCAGGCTTCAGTTGATCCTAGTGCTTGTCTAGTAATAGAAGCCCACTTTTCATCTCTTCCTGGAACCTCATCCCACATGATCTTATCATACCCCCACCCATTCTCTTCCTTCTCAGCCCCATCATATATTTTATGAAACAAGTTATCAGTACCATTTGCAGTAGAGCATATAAAAACTTTAGATTTTTTAGATGATGTAATAATAGGGAAAACCGATTTCCAGAATTCTTCTACAAGGTGTGATTCGATGAACGCGCACTCGTCAATAATCAGTAGATTAACAGACTGACCACGAGCAGCAGTACCTGTAGTCGTGGTAATACCAATTCTACTACCATTATCCAGTGTCATAGAAGTCTTACCATATTCTTTAACACCTGGTTTTAACCATATAGGTAGTTCTTCGAATGCCATTCTAACGCGTTGAAAGATCTCAATTGCAGTCGATTCTTTGTTAGCTACTAGCAAGATTCTTTGATCATTCATAAAGCATGCATACCAAAGCATGTAAATAGTCATAATCGTGCTCTTACCAATCTGTCTAGAAGCTAAAAGAATAAAAAATCTATTATCTCTCATCTTACGTATAACTCTCTTTTGGCAAGAATGAAGTTTAATTTTTTCACGCCCTCTATCTAGGTTAATAATATGAAAGAAGCTCTCCGCAAAATAAAGAATATTATCTTTGGCTTTCTCAAGCTCTTTTATCATCCATGGTTCATAAGCTATAACAGCATCAGCCGCTGGTAGGTTGGGGTTACCTAAATAAAATTCAGTTTTATTAGTTTTTTTAGACATTCTATGTTATTATATATATTCATAAATAGTTTTATTAAATTAGTTTTTTAATATATATTATACTATTGACATAAATATAAACATGGGTAATAAAAATGACTTCACAAAAATCGGGGATGTTTATGGGGGAATGTTAAATAACATGAAGCATAATCTTATAGCAGAAGGCAAAATTGGACCAGCGGTAAAGGTAGGGGAAATAGGTCAAGCTCCACTTATTAAAGGAGGCCCACAAGAAACTGCAGGTTATGTTCCAGCTAAAATTGACAGAAATAAAATGTCTAACAAGGAATTAAAGGATAATCTTTATAACATAAAAACATTATCGCAACCAGAAAATCTTGAAGAGGAGGAAGAGGATAAGAAAGCTCCTAAAAAAGCTCCTAAAAAAGGTACCAATAAAATTGCTAAGAAAAGTGGAAAAATAGTTAGAGAGAGCATAAATAATTTTATGAGAAACAAATCAATTTTTGATAAGTTATATGAAAACGTAATGGCTCCCGGGTCCCAAATGGGTGATGGAGAAATGGAAGAGACAGATGAACTCGACGCATTAGGAATCGACACAGAAGATGATTCTGCAGAAGACGAAGTTACATTCACTCTTGACCGTGAAACTGCACAGAAGCTCCACGATGTATTAATGGCTCAGCTAGGTGATAGTGAAGTCGAGGAAGTCGAAGATGCAGGAGATGATTTAGGAGATGAAGATTATGAAACCATGGAACAAGACGAACAAGGCTTCTATGATGAAGATGAAGAAGATCTTGGACACGCTGGTGTAAATGCAAAAGAGCCTAATATGGGCAAAAACAATAAAGTTGGTAATCTCAAGCCACAATCTGGCGGTGCTACATCAGCTTATACTAACAAGGTTGGTAATGATGGTGACCATGGTCATGCTCTTGTTAATGCTAAGCAACCTAATATGGGTACAAACAATAAAGTTGGCAGACTTAAGACTGGTAAGTCTTTGTTCGAACAATAAAATCTAACTAGAATAATTAAAGCCCAGTAGCTTTTAAGGCTACTGGGCTTTTTTGTATAAATAATAGTATGATTAGCTTTAAGAAATATCTGATAGAATATGCTACTAGGCAAAATAGTCAGATGTTTGGTATAACTAAGATTAAAGCAGGTATTAACGGTAAATTAATAGATGACCCGTATAATCGTAAACACAAGAATGCCTATAAGCAAAATTACACCCACAAACACCCTGTAATTGATAATATATGCTCTGGTAAAGCAAATAATGTTCGAATGACCGGACAGCCACTAATATCAATTCTTTCATTATATGATACCAAATTTGAACCAGGGATTAAAACTTTAGGAAATTCAGATGTTGAAGTAGAGATGTTTGAAGACGAAGAAGGTCTATGTCAGGGAATATTAAGATCTAAAAAGAAAAACAATGGCTTGTAATAATAACAGAATTGAGTGTACTCCAGCTAGCGTGTTCGCAGCTGTAGCAAATCCTGCTTGTGGTCAATTCTTTAATCCGGTAAATTTTCAAGCCGAACAACTGATGTATGATTTGGCATTTAATGATCTAATTAATAATTTTGGTGTACCTATTAATTATTATGTAAATACATTTAATTTATCTACTGCAGATCTATTATATGGTGAGGCGCCTACACAAAAATATTTTGGACCTGTAGAGCTACAAATGTATATTGAGCTATCTGAAAATGCTATAAATATATCTAAATTTGGGTTTGCGAGTGACGATGAACTAACAGGATATCTTCATATTAATACATTTACTGTTACACTAAGCAGCCTAGTAAACTATTCTTCTTTTAGTCAAGTAGTAGAGCCAAAATCCGGAGATATTATAGAACTAACAGCTCTTGGATGCGATAGACCTAATGGTAGGGGTTCTAAGTTTTTTGAAATAAGTGAGAGAGTAGATCAAGACGTAGCTCAGTTAAACCCTCTTTTAGGTCATTATGTTTATAGAGTTAAAGCTAAGAGATACGAGTCCTCTTTCGAGCCTGGATTATCTGGAGAGAAGCAAAATCAACAAGTATTCGAAAATTCATTTTCAGGTGTTATATCTTCTAATATACCCGGTGTAAGTGCTTCTCCGGCTAAGTCATATAATTTTGATATTGATAATGAATCAATAACTAAGGTATTAGATATGTCTGTAAACAATACTGATATATACGGTACTTATTATTAGTAGGTTAGATTATTATATTATATATCTAACTATTATCAAAGTTAGCATATATATCTAAATCAGCTTGGGTAATAAGATTTAAAGTAACCGAACTTCCTTCAAGTAAATCGACAGTTGATTGAATATCTTGATAGTAATATCCAACTGCAGGTCCGCTAGTTGTAGAGAACCATCCTCCTATAAGAACAGGCTTATTATTTATAAAGGTAAATCCTGGATGACCGCTATCACCTGTTGTAACACCTCTCTCAGATAAAACTGTAGAGTATGTAGAGTCAAAATTTATTGTATCGTAAGTGTAATTAGATGAACTAAACCTAAACATACGCGGTGTAATATCATAAAATTGACCAAAAACAAATCCAGGAAGGTACTTAGCAATTTTTGTAGCAGAATTAGAAACGTTTAAAGATTGGGGTAAAATATACATCCCTGGGAAAGCGCTTATCGGTAAGGGGGTTTGAAACTTTACTATTCGTATATCAGACCCCAACACCTTTCTTGCAGTTATAGCAGTTACTGTAGTCGCAATGCCAGTATCAGTATTAAAGAAACTAGTATTGTATGGAAAAGTCTTGCCGTATACCCAGTGATCTGCGGTATAAGCGTACCGCGGATGTATAAGAGTATAAGGCATTGAACCATCGGCAAACGGGCCCTGATAAACAGCCATTCTACTGATATTATTAAGAATAGATAGAGGCCATGTATATGTTGAGTTTTTATTTAATTTAAAATTAGGATTTATGCTCCGGACGCCTGTAACAGGTCTATAAAAAGTCCACGGCTGTACTTTACCAGATAATGGTTCAGTTAATATTCGTGTTTGATAAGCAAATAAAGTATTAGGATTTGTAGCACTTATTTGATAAAGACTAGTTGAATTGGGATTATCTCGTAGAAATTTATGAAATATCTCTGCAGGTATTAATTCGCTAGTAACCAAACATTGTTTTAATTTCGTGGTGTTATAGAAATCTTTGGCATCGGTAGTTAGTATATCAACAAGTGTACTAGACTTAGCAGTAACAAAACTCAAGTTTTGCATATAATTATCATTATCATTATTTTTATAAATATTCTTAAATGCTTTATCTAGACTTATTTGCTTGAACGAGCTTAGAGTATTAAAATTAATACCTGCGGCTGAAGCCTCAGACGTGAACTGGCCCCAGCCACCATACTCAAGATATGGGGTAGCATAGCTTATAGGCGCAGTAGATACCATATTGTTTAGTGTAAAAAACGTACCACCGCTAGAATTTTTTAAATCAGTAAAAAGCTGATCTCTACCAGGATATTTTATATCTAAACTCTCAAGATTTAAGGTGGTCTCGTAGGAGAGATTTAAAAAAACCTGAACAATTTTAGTATTTATAGGATTATCAGGGTAAATAGTCTCTCTACTATTTGAATAAGCTGTCAGCTCTTTACCAACAACCGTAATATTTTTAATATTGTTGTTTCCTTCAATAGTTATGTTAAATATATTTGTATCAACAAAATTAAATTCACCTGGATAATCACCCCTACAGCTCAAGACTAAATTAACAGAAGAGAGATTCGGGTTATTGCGTATGGTTATATTTCTCTCAGGGTAGTAACCATAGTTATTAACATCGGTCACCCTAAAACTACGATATCCCATATTAAGAGTATTAAGATAGTTGTTTCCTGAAACCGTTAGCGAGTTTGTTCCCATGAAGTCAAAATAAGCTTTTGACGAGGGATAATTATAAGCACTTTGTACAGGTATGAGGGTAGTATCAGGAAAGTCTACCTCGATTAACTTAAAAGGTGAGTCTATTATTTTAAGTTCGCTAATAAAATCTCGACAATTAAATCCCATTCTTGAAATTCCACTCAATTGAAAAGTGTTAATGTATTGATCTACTATATTGTAGGATGATAGGCTTATATTTTGAAACCAATAATCAAGAGGTATATAATTTAATACGTCTTTTTTAGATACAGGTACATTTTTTAGTTTGTAAGACGAAAGAACTACATTTCCTCCATCTATTTCGAGAATATAGTCAGCAGACAGAGGTGTACTTTTAATTAAAGAGGAAACTCCAGATAGAGCTAGATTATAATATTCATTGCTAACTGGAGCAAATTCAACCCCTACTGAACTAAGGAAAAAAAAACTGGTGAAACAAGAAATTGATTATTAGCAGTTCGCTTAATATTAATCGATGCACCTTTTGTTATTGTAGTATCGATATTATTAATACTAATAATAGATCCAGTTGTATAAGTTGGCTCGAATTTTATTGTAATAGAACCGAAATTAAGCTGTGAAAAGGTACAAGAAAAATTATCAATATTAGCGCTCTCTGTAATAAAGGCAGTAATGTTATTTGTTAATGAATATAAAAATTGTTTTCTGGTATCACCGGCAGATATATTATGATTACTAGTAATTATGGGGCCGATTTCTATATCAACTGCTAAAGCCCCCGATAAAAAATTAACTAAGGAACTAAGAGAGCCAGCTCTAGTTTCGGTAGATTGAACCATTGGTATGAGTTCGTTGCCTCCATATGGTAGAGTTATATTAGGAAGTTCAGAAATTTTAATACCATCGGCCATGCTTATATTTATTGCAATTATTTATATAAAAATCGGATATAACATAAAGCTATACCCGATTAATAATTTTTTTAAAATTACCTATAAAGTTAGACAATATTAAAGTGTGCTTTAACTGCACTAACTACATCTGCATTGGTCCACTCGTCTGGTGTATCATAGTTGTCGCCAGAAATTTGAGGTAATTCAATTCTTTCTCCTCCAATAAATACAAAAACCTTACGCTCCCCTGGAACATCTACAATTCTATCAATTGTAATCTCGAAGATAGTTTCCGTAACTTCAGGTTGCTTTACTATAGTTTTTGGAACATCTAATATAATTTGTAAGCTCATATTGTTATTTATTCGCGGTATTAATATTTAAAGAGATTTTTATACCAAGAATATTTATTATCTAGCCAAGAGCATACATCTACCCCTAAGATTTTTTCAGGCGTATTATCAGCCTGTTCTAATTTAGTTCTAATTTTATGATCACCAAAAACACCATATAAAGAATCATCTTCTACTGTTACTTGGGTAATATTGTTAAAGTTATGATATTCGTAGTTTGGTAAATTAAAATAGTTATATATTCCTTTTAATGTTTGGCTCGGAGACTTACACAGATCCTCATACCTAATAAACATTATTTTTTCGTTTAAACCTTGTCTAAAAATCTCCTCTAACCTTTCTAAAGCTAGTCCAAGCGGTTGAGTAGCGAGATAATGGTCCACTCGTTTGGGTGTTGAGGTATTCCTTAATTCACCATGGCTTACAATACCGCTATCATTTTCTGGCGCGGCTCTAAATTTCCTCTCCATGGATGCTACTATTTGCTTAAGATTTCTCACCATACAGATAACCTTAGGTTCCTCACCCATTACAAATTCTAATAAATCATAGTGTATTCCCCACCCCCTTGACTTTTCCAAAACTATAGGCTTATCAGTTACAGCATTATAAAATCCATTTAGACCATTATAACAGAAGCTTTGAAAACCTTTTTTCATCAGTTCTGAATCTTGAGCTTTAAATGTTATATCATTACTAAAATTAGCACGAGCACCATAAATTAATTCTAGAGTACCTGATGTAGGTGTACAATGGAAGTCAGGATTCTGTGCAAAAATATTTTGTATTAGAGTAGAACCTGATCTAGGTAAAGATGAATTAAATAATAATTTCTTCATAGTGTATTAATAATAGCTTCAATATCAAAAATCTCACTAGGGTCCATATAGGGGCACTCGTGTATGGCTCCTGTAAAATTATAGTCATAGAGGTATGAATCTACTGTACCCTCCAGAAACTCTGTTTTAGGTTTGATATTATTATGCATCTCGTACCCAAAAACTTCTGGTTGTGTTGCTATCCACACTACGGTAGATTTTAAACCTAAAGCAGCAGACGCATGCTGTAACGAGGAATCAATTAGCAGTCTAGCTTGAGAATTTTCTAGTAGTCCAAATAAAACTTTCTTTTGTAATACCTGATCAATTCGTATGCAATTCTCAAGAACTGGGTGAAAGTCATAACATATGTGAACTACATTATATTTTTCTTTTAGTCTATTAACTAACTCTTGAGCTACGGTAGGGTGAATATCACGCATCCAAGAGTATGGTAGCTCTTGATGCTCTTTACCGGGTCCTCCGAAGGGTTGAAATATAAGCACAGGCTTTTCATCAGGAGGAACTATTGTTTTGCTAGCGACCTCACGTTCTCTAAAATTAATAAAAATTCGCGGAAGTTCGCCGTTATATCTTACACCAATCATTTCACACCATGATTGTATTAGAGGTAGTTTCTTTGTAATATGAGTTGTAGTCTTATATGGTTCTTGAGCGTAAACCTCTACATCTTTATTGTAAATGTAATTAGTATAAAAGTGTGGCGTTAACCCCGTCTTATATACCTTTTTTACAAATTTATTATTAAGGAATACCTCAGGCCACGCACAAACTACTATAATATCTTTATTAGGATTGTGTTTTTTATAACACTCAACAACTGCTGTAGCTGCAATATGCTTACCCAGCCCACCTTCAATATGAAAAACTACTACCTTAGACACCAATATAATTTAGTCTGATGGTGAAATTAATCAATACTAAGGAATAATATAAAGTTGATTACTTGTAGTACATCTCCAAATTGAGCCTGGGCCTAATCCTGCGGATACTGTAGGAATACTTGTAAGTACTAAGCACGGCGCATATGCTGTATTAGCTGATAGAGCTATAATATTTGCACCTGCTATAATAGAAGCGCATGTTGCTGTAGATATAATATCGTGACCAGCACCACCTAGTATACTAGAGTTACTACCGCTAGCCCTGCTACTAAAACCACCAGCTATAGTAGAGCAAGCACCACTAGCTATATTACCTTCACCTAAAGCAACTGAAGATCTACCAGAAGCTACCGAAGAAAGACCTGTAGCAAATGAAGCTACCCCGCTAGCCCTGCTACTAAAACCACCAGCTATAGTAGAGTGACAACCACTAGCTGTGTTACAACAACCACCAGCTATAGTAGAGTTACTACCACTAGCTGTGTTACAACAACCACCAGCTATAGTAGAGCCACCACTACTAGCTGTGTTATTACTACCACCGGATACAGTGGAAGTGCTATAACCACTAGCTGTGTTACAAGCGCCACCACCTACAAAGCCGTTAACACCACTAGCTGTGTTACAACAACCACCAGCTACAGTAGTATAGTTGGTACCACTAGCTGTGTTACAAAGCCCACCACCTACAGTAGCACCAACGGTACTACAAGCTTTGTTAAGCAGGCCCCCGGCTATAGTAGAGCAGTTACCACTAGCAGTGTTACAACTACCACCACCTATAGTAGAGCAGTTACCACTAGCTGTGTTACAAATACCACCAGCTATAGTAGAGCAATCACCACTAGCCCTACTACTAAAACCACCAGCTATAGTAGAGCAAGCACCACTAGCTGAGTTGCGCAGACCACCAGCTATAGTAGAGCCACTACCACAAGCTGTGTTATTACTACCACCACCTACAGTGACATCGCTAAAACCACTAGCAGAGTTAAAAATACCACCACCTACAGTGGAATTGCTAAAACTACTAGCTGTGTTACAGTAACCACCACCTACAGTGTTATTACAACAACCACTAGCTGTGTTATTAGCACCACCAGCTACAATAGAGTTACAACCACTAGCTGTGTTACAAATACCACCAGCTATAGTAGAGTAGCAACTACTAGCTATATTACCTTCACCTAAAGCAACTGAAGATCTACCAGAAGCTACAGAAGAAAGACCTGTAGCGAATGAAGCTACCCCGCTAGCTCTGCTACTAAAACCACCAGCTATAGTAGAGTAAGCACCACTAGCGGTGTTGCACAGCCCGCCAGCTATAGTAGAGCATTGGTTACTAGCTGTGTTACGCCGTCCGCCACCTACCGTAGAGTAAAAATTACTAGCTGTGTTACAACTACCACCACCTACAGTAGAGTTACCACCACTAGCTATATTACAACAACCACCAGCTACAGTGGAAGTGCCATAGCCACTAGCTGTGTTATTAAAACCACCACCTATAGTAGAGCAGTTACCACTAGCTGTGTTACAAATACCACCAGCTACAGTAGAGTAAGAATTACTAGCTATATTGCCTTCTCCTAAAGCAACTGAAGATCTACCAGAAGCTACCGAAGAAAGACCTGTAGCAAAAGAAGCTACCCCGCTAGCCCTACTACTAAAACCACCAGCTATAGTAGAGTTGGTACCACTAGCGGTGTTACCACAACCACCAGCTATAGTAGAGTTGGTACCACTAGCTGTGTTACCACAACCACCAGCTATAGTAGAGTTGGTATCACTAGCTGTGTTACCACGACCACCACCTATAGTAGACTGACAACCGCAAGCTGTGTTATCACCACCACCACCTATAGTAGAGTTAATACCACTAGCTGTGTTAACACAACCACCACCTACAATAGAGTTACCACCACTAGCCCTACTACTAAAACCACCAGCTACAGTAGAGCAGCTACCACTAGCTGTATTTTGACTACCACCAGCTATAGTAGAGCAGTTACCACTAGCTGTGTTACAAATACCACCAGCTATAGTAGAGCCACCACTACTAGCTCTATTTTTAAACCCACCACCTACAATAGAGTAGTTACTACTAGCTGTGCTACTAAAACCACCAGCTATAGTAGAGTAGTTACCACTAGCTATATTACCTTCTCCTAAAGCAACAGAAGATCTGCCAGAAGCAACCGATGTAAGGCCTTGTATGTTACTAGTAATGGTAGCACTACTTAATAGTACATTATTTGATGAAAGATAATTAGTGACTGTGGGTAAGATTTCTATATCAGCTGCTAAAGCCCCTGATAAAAAATTAACTAAGGAACTAAGAG